TACTACAACTGCTGGTAACATCGCTACATTAAACCGTGTGATTCTTCCAGTTATCCGTCGTGTTATGCCAACCGTTATCGCTAACGAATTGGTAGGCGTTCAGCCAATGACAGGACCAGTTGGTCAGATTCACACTTTACGTGTACGTTATGCTCAATCTTTGACAGATACAAGTGCTGCCCAAACTAGCGTTACAGCTGGTCAAGAAGCATTGAGTCCATTCTTGATTGCTCAAGCATATTCACGCACACCACAAGATACAACATCATCTTCTAGCTACACAGCAAATGATACAGCTGCCCTAGAAGGTAATGGTGGTAAACAAATCAGCGTTCAAATTCTACGTCAAGCTGTTGAAGCTAAGTCACGTAAGTTGCAAGCTCGCTGGACATTCGAAGCTGCCCAAGACGCTCAAAGCCAACATGGTATTGACGTTGAAGCAGAAATCATGGCAGCTCTTGCACAAGAGATTACTGCTGAGATTGACCAAGAGATTCTATTGTCATTACGTACATTAGCATCTACAGAGTATACATACAACCAAGCTACTGTATCTGGTACAGCTACTTACGTTGGTGACGAACACGCTGCCTTAGCTGTTCTAATCAACCGTGTTGCTAACTTGATCGCTCAACGCACTCGTCGTGGCGCTGGTAACTGGGCTGTTGTTTCTTCTGCCGCATTGACAGTATTGCAATCTGCAACTACTTCTGCTTTTGCTCGTACTACAGAAGGTACATTCGAAGCACCTACAAACACTAAGTTTGTTGGTACATTGAACGGCGCTATGAGAGTTTTCGTTGACTCTTATGCTCCTGACACTACACCTGTTCTAGTTGGATACAAGGGTTCATCTGAGACTGATGCGGCAGCATTCTATTGCCCATACATTCCATTGATGAGTTCTGGTGTTGTTCTAGATCCGTCAACATTCGAACCAGTCGTATCATTCATGACACGTTATGGTTACATCGAATTGACTAACACTGCATCTAGCTTCGGTAACGCGGCTGACTATGTTGGTGAAATCGCTGTTCAGAACTTGACATTCCAATAATCAAGAAATCTTCTTGTTCGGGAGCACAGACTACGGTCTGTGTTACGGGAAGGAACTAAAGAGCACTTCGGTGCTCTTTTTTACGGCTATATATTTCTGATAAATAATCGCATGACTAAAGCAATATACACACGACAAGAAATAGGTCCTATCGCTGAATATCTTATGAGCTTTCAAGATGCATTGAGAGATGAATTTTTAGCAGGATATGATTCGTTAGAACAAGCAGTTAAAGAAAACGGTACTCCTAACTTAGCAGGTAGACCATATGACTCTGCAAGTACTATTGTTAGTAAAAACGAAGAGGGTAAGTATGAAACCAGTGTTGATAGTTGGATGGCAGTTGCATTCAGATATGAACGACACGATGGTATAGTAGAACGTAGCTTCACTACGCCAGAAGATCATCTACATGCTACTAAATATCCAACTGCATATAAGTTAATAAAAGAGTTTGGAGATAAATGTCCTATTGCAAATTATAGTTGTATGGCCCCAAACAGTATATTAAAACGTCACACTGGTCCTGAAAATAGATCAGGTAAATATGTAAGAATTCATATTCCTTTAATTATACCTAAGGGTGAGATTTTCTTAGAAGTTGATAGCCAAGAAGTTAATTGGCAAGACTTGTTTGGTTTCAATAATCAATTCATGCATAGTTCATTCAATTTATCAGATGAATATAGATTAATCTTTTTGATTGACTTGGATAGAGAATTTATTGGGCTAGAGCCGGGAACTGAATACGATCCTGCTATCGCTTCTAAATCAAAACCGTTCCTCAGAAACAAAAATGGTTATTCTATTCTATCTGCAACACCCCCCGGTGGAGTCTACGCAAAGAAATTATAATCTATAATCGGTGTCAACTGTTATATCTAAAATAGATTTTTTCTGTTGTTTCAGTTTCTTTTGATAAACCCTATTGCAGTTTGCACATAGGGTTTTTAAATTTGACTTATCTTTGTTTTTCTTGTTGCCATCTTTATAAATCAAATCAAGTTGACATATATCTTCTGGTATAAAATTACAACTCTCGCATTTGGTTTTCTTCTGTAACAAGTAACCATTCTTAGAATTATACATTGCTTTACTGCATTCAACACAGTATCTGTGCCACTTAGTGAAGCCATGTTTACTCTTACCATTAGGCTTTGCTAATGTAAGTTTACAATGTTCACATAAAGGTCTTGGCTGTTGACGAGTAAGCATAGTGTATTTAGAAAAAAGATTTATTGGGTGCTTTTTTCTGTGGTTTAAAATATGGAAAACAGATAAATATATTATAATAATAAAACAGGATACCCCATGGCAGCAGATGCATTCAACTCACTCACTGGTTATACCGTTGGTATACCTGCAGTCCAAATTGTCAATAGCGCCGGCGTTGTGGTCGGTAATATTAACACTACCTATGTAATTTCCGGATCAGTTTTTACTGATAACTTGAGATACAGTAACGGCCAACGTTACGTTCCTGGATCAAATACTCAACTAGTATTCAATGATTCAAACACATTCAATGCAAGTGCCAATTTAACATTTAATAAAAATACAAATTTATTAACAGTTACTAACTTAGCAGTGCCAGGTACTACTAACTTAGGTGATGCTACACAAGTGTCTATCTTGGGTGGTGAAAACGGTTATGTATTACAAACCGATGGTATGGGTACACTAACATGGGTAGCTCCAGGAGGCGGTGGTGGAGGCAACGGAAATCCAGGTGGTTCTAATACACAAGTTCAATATAATAGCGCCGGCACGTTTGGCGGAGATCCTGGATTCACTTATAACGACTCTAATAACTCACTAACAGTGGGGAACATCTACTCTAACTTCATAGGTAACTTAACAGGTTATGCATCAAATGCAGTAACTGCAAATACAGTAACTCAAAACTCTCAACCAAATATAACAAGTTTAGGTACATTAACTGGCTTGGGTGTTGCTGGACAAGTTAATGCAGTAATATTTCAAGGTAGTGGAGCAAATCTAACTAACATCCCCGCCGGCAATATAACAGGTGTAGTAGCCGTAGCAAACACAGTAAGCAATAATGCTCAACCTAATATTACTAGTGTAGGATCATTAGTATCTCTTGATGTTATTGGAAATATTAGTAGTTCTGGAAATATTAATAGTTCAAATATTGCCGCGGCTAATAGAGCATCACTAGGTAATTTATTTGTTACTGGAAATGCTAGCATAAGTGGTAACGTAAACATTAATACTGGTAAACTAACAGCGAATGGTAACGTAGACTTTAACAGTGCTAGAGTAGAGCTAGGTGAAGTTGAGACTGTTAAGATTTTTGGTGGGTTCACTGGTCAAATATTAACTACTGATGGTACTGGAAATCTATCATGGTCAGATGGAGGCGGTGGTGGAGGCAACGGAAATCCAGGTGGTTCTAATACTCAAGTTCAGTTTAATAATAACGGATTGTTTGGTGGCGTCCCGTACTTCACGTATAATAATGTAAATCAAACAGTTGCTATTGGAGGCAATTTAATAGCAAACACTGTGCAAATAGGTTCCGGATCGTACAACTGGTCTACTAGTAAAGTTTATTTTGCTTCTACAAATAGCACTACGCCAAATCAAGTTATTTATAGTATTCCAGTAGCAGAGGCATCGGGTGTAGAATTTGAAATTATAGGCACTGATGCAGTAGGATCAGCTAGACAGTCTTGTAAGATAAGTTCGTTGTATTATAACGGCACAGTCGCATTCACCGAGTATGCAACTTTGATAATTAATAACGGTGTAGGAAATTTTGAAGTTGACTTCAACCCCGGTAATATAACTACACCGCCATCAATAGAACTGTCAGTTACACCTGCGACAACACATAATACGCAGTATAAAATGTTACTGACCATTTATGCACCGTAATAAAACAATAAATATAATAAACAGGATAACAATATGGCATTAAAACCACTTAACTCAGTAGCAGGTTTCTCAGTAGGAGAAATCCCCGTACCGATTATATTAGCCAATGGTGACGTTACAGCAAGAAATGCCATATTCTCAGGTAATGTATTCATATCAAACTCATCACCTTTATGGGGTGTGTTCACTGATAATCTATACTATAGCAATGGTACAGCATGGGACTTGCAACAGGCGGCCGGCGCAAATACACAAGTCCAGTTTAATAGCAATGATAACTTTGGCGCAAGCGCAAATTTCACATTCGATACTGTAACTAGCTTATTGACATTGATTGGTAATGTGGATGTTGGTTATAACTTAACAGCAGGTTTTGTTTATGCTAACTCCAATGTAGTAGCAAACAATATAACTGCTAACTCTAACATCAATGTTACAAATACACTGCTTGCTAATTATGTATCTGCTAATGCCAATGTGCTAGCAAACAATATAACTGCTAACGCCAATGTTAATGTAACAAACACTTTACTTGCTAATTTTGTATTAGCTAACGCAAACGTTGTTGCAAGTAATATCAGTGCAAACACTAATACAGTTACAAACAGTTTAACCGTTAACACTGAAATTTCCGGTAATACTGCTAATTTTACCGGCAACATTAATTCTGCACTCAATGCTAATTTGGGTAACTTAGTAACAGCTAACTATGTAAACGTAGCATCCAATGTTACTTCTAATAACGTCACTGTAAACCTAGAACTAAGTGGTAATACAGCTAACTTTACTGGCAATATAAAAACACTTAACGCTAACTTAGGTAACTTAGTAACAGCTAACTATGTAAATGTAGCATCTAATACTATTACTAATAACCTAACAGTTAACCTAGAACTAAGTGGTAATACTGCAAACTTTACCGGTAACATAAAAACACTTAATGCTAACTTAGGTAACTTGGCAACTGCTAATTACATAAACGTAGCTAACGATTTAAATGTATTGGGTAATATTACAGGTGCAAACTTAGTTGGTGCATTGGCTAATGGAAATAGTAACGTCAAGGTATACTCAAATGCTAACGTAGAAATTACTGTTGCAGGTGTTTCAAATGTAGCTAGTTTTACTCAGGATGGTTTCTTAGTTGTTGGCAACATCAATTCTACTGCCGGAAACATTACTGCGAACGGTAATGTAGTAGCCAATGGATTTATAAATGCAGCCAATGCAAACATTACTGGTGGGGCATTAATAGGTAGCGTAACAACTTCTGTCATAACTGCAAACGGTGGTAATATCAGTATTAGCGCAGCCGGATCTGATAATTCAATATTATTGCAACCTACTGGAATAGGTACAGTTGACGTAAATACTGCGAGAGTTACACAAGTTGGAGCACCAACTAGTCCAAATGATGCGGCTACTAAAGAATACGTAGACAACACTGCACAAGGCTTACAAGTTCATGAGCCTGTTCAAGTAACAAGTATTAGTAACTTAAATGCAATCTACACACAAGGTGGTACACTACAGACTACTACAAATATTACTGGTAATGATACTATATCGTTTAGTGCAAATCATGGATTGTCAGTCGGTGATGAAATTGTATGGACTAATACATTTAATGGCATCACTGGTGGTGAAGCATATTATGTATACAGTATCCCTGCTCCAAATGCAATCACTGTTAAGAATGGATATTTTGGTACAGAAGTAACTACGTTAACAAATGGCAGTGGTCTATCTGAATCATCACGTGCTAACTCCGGTGTTGGCGCAAAACTTACAAATGCAGGTGCATACGCTGTACTTGCGATTGATTCTATAACATTAACACTTGGTGCTAGAATATTAGTTCAAGGTCAAACTTCCGGAGCGCAAAACGGTATATATGAAGTTACTGTAGTAGGTAATGTATCAACTGCTTGGGAGATAACTCGTACTTCAGATGCTGACACTTACGGACCAAAACAAGCAACATCACTAGCAGCCGGCGACTATTTCTTTGTAGAAGAAGGCGTAAATTATGCTGGTTCTTCTTATGTATTATCAGAGCCTGCCGGAGAAATAATATTTGGTACAACTAGTTTAGTATTCACTCAATTCAGTGCAGCCGGATCATATACTGCTGGCTCAGGTATTGATATTGTAGGTACTACTATATCTGCTAATACAGATGGTGTAACAACTGGTATAGTTGGTGGCAACATAGTTGTTGTTGCAAACGCACAATTTACTACTCCTAATATTGGTGCGGCAACTGGTACAAGTTTAAATGTAACAGGCAACGTTGATGCAAATAATTTCAGCATCACATCTAATGCCAACATAACAACAAATTTAACTGTTGGTAATATCATTCAAAGTAATGGTAATATTAATAGTAACGCAAACGTCAACAGCAATAATTTACACGTAACTAATTTTGTTGAAGTTGGCGCAAATGTTCTAGCTAATAACATATCTGCTAATAGTAATGTCAGTGCAGTTACGATTAGTGCTAGTGGTAATGTAATAGCTAATAATGTAAACGTTAACCTAGAGTTGTCCGGTAATACTGCTAATTTTACCTCAACACTAGCAGCCGGCGCAACTACTATCAACGGTAATCTATCAATCTCTAATGCTACTGCGGCTTGGGGCGTAAAAACAGACCACTTATATTATAGCAACGGTCAGCCGTGGGACTTGCAAGAAGCAGCCGGGTCCAACACTCAAATACAGTTTAACAACAATAATAATTTTGGTGCTAGTGCAAACTTTACGTACAACACTACCACTGATGTTTTAACAGTTAACGGAACAGCAAACATAGCAAACGCAGTTATTATAGGTAATACTGCGACTACATGGGCTACAGTAACAACTAGCGCAGTAACTGCTAACCAAACAATCTCTAGTGTACCAGTTACTGGTATAACAGGTGTACAGTTCCTCGTAAAAGGAGTAGATGCAACCGGCTCTAAATACAGTGTAGCTACTGTACAAGCAGTTACTGATGGAACTGCAAACGTAGACTATGCCACATATGGTACTGTTACTTTAGGCGGATACACTGGTTCATTAGCAGTAAACCTATCAGGCGGATATCTACGCTTGCAAGTAACTCCTGCAAGTGGAAATTCTACAGTATGGACAACACAGTATAATTATATATAAAAATGGCACTAAAAACATTAAATTCTATCGGTGGTTTTGGCGTAGGCGATGATGGCAACATAGTCATATACGCTAATTCCGACATATCCGGAAATATAATAGTTGCCAATGTCAGTGTCAATACATTAGATTTAAATGTAACAGGCATCGCAAATTTAGGGATAGTAGGCAACGTAAAAATAGCAGGCGGTACAGAAGGTCAGTCAATTGTAACTGATGGTAACGGAACACTTTCGTTTCAAACTTTAAATCCAACCGGCGCAATGATGCCATACTATATCGCAGAAGGTGAAACATACCTAGTGCCTACAAACAAACAAGGACTTTTTTCGATTCCGATCACAATTGACGGTACGTTAGAAGTAACAGGTATTTTGGTTCAAGTATAAAAAGTAAACAATAGGATAACGCAATGTCATTAATTTTAATTCAGCAAACCCCAAGTTCAGTCCCAACTCCGTCGACGGGTAAGACAACGGTGTTTGTAAATACAACAGATGAGCTAGTCACTAAAAATAGTGACGGTAATATAGCTGTATTTCCAACGATAACACCTGCTGGTAATACTAGCGTTTTCTATAATGATGAAGGCGGTATGGGTGTTTCTGCAAACTTTACGTTTGATAACACATCTAATACTGTAACTGTACTTGGTAACGTAGTTGCTACTGGTGTTAAGACTAGTAACTTGTATTATGCAAACGGTCAGCCTTGGGACTTGCAACAACCAGCTGGTTCAAATACATACGTTCAGTTTAATGATAATGATTCATTTGGCGCTAGCTCTAACTTTACATATAATACTAGTACTAACACTTTAACAACTGCTAACATGGCAGTCTCTGCTAACTTGACAGTTACTGGTAATGCAGTAATAACAGGTGACTTAGCAGTTAATGGTAATGTAACATATATCAACGTTGAAACATTGGCTATTGAAGATCCTTTGATTTCTGTTGGTGGCGGTCCTAACGGTAATGCACTTACAAGTAATGATGGTAAAGATCGTGGAACTTTGTTGCAATATTATACCACCACACCGGTTACTGGTTTTATGGGATGGGATAATTCAAATGCCGAGTTCACATTTGGAAGTAATGTAACAGTAGCTAGTGATGTAGTATCATACAATCAATTAGGTACGGTAAGAGCCGGCTCATTGCTAGCAGGCGAAGATGCACTTGCATCAGAGTTTCCTAATTCAGTAGTAGTAGCATCACAAGGCACTACTGGTCACGGTCATGATGATAATATAGGATTAATCGGTGAAGCATCGGCTGATGTAGCTAACACATTAATTACAGGTATTGGTGTATTAGGTATTGGTATTACTAATGATGCTACTAAAGCTACAGGCGTACAAGGTGAAGCTTTCGTCACATCTACATCCGATACAGGTGCCGCAGTAGGTGTACGTGGTTATGCTACTCAAGCCCACACTGGCGGATACAACATTGGTGTGTTAGGTAATGCGACTGGTTCTGGATTGGGTAACTATGCTTTCTATGTCCAATCAGGTAATATTGCTTCTATAGAAAATGAAAACTTAGTATGGGATTTAGCAGATAATTCTAACTCAGCTTTGATATTCAATTCATCAGGCAAAGCAAACATCTTTGGTATTGAGACAACAGATGGTGCTGAAGGTGTATACACGCAAGGTTATTTAAATGTTACCGGTAATGCATCTGTTGGTGGATTAAAAACCAATTATCTTTACTATGCGAACGGTCAGCCATGGGACTTACAAGAAGCTGCCGGATCGAACACGTATGTTCAGTATAATGCAAACGGTAACTTTGGTGCGTCTACTAATTTTACATTTAATGAAATTAGTGCTCAGTTATATGTTGGTGGAAATATTGTTTCAGGTAATGCTAATTTAGGTAATTTAGTAACTGCTAGTTTTGTATCAGGAACATTGACTACCGGACTTCAACCTAATATTACTACAGTGGGTACATTAAGTAACCTACTAGTAGGTGGTAATATTGTTGCTAGTGGAGACATTACTGCGAACGTTGATATCCATGCTTTGGGTAACATAGATGCTAACAATTTGTCAATTTCAGATTCGTTATCTTCTAACATAGGTAATTTCTTTAACCTAAATGTTTCAAATCTTGCACAGTTAGACAGAATTGGTACTGCTAATGGTATCATTATTGGTAGTACAGTAAAAGCTAACGGAAATATTAGCTCTAATGCTAATCTTATTTCTAACGGAGGCTTGTTTGTAACCGGTACTGCAAATTTAAACAATTTAAACATCAGTGGCACCATTGGCACAAACTTAATACCTAATGCTAACATAACTTATAATTTAGGCAACAATAGTAATCGTTGGAATAATGCATATTTAGGTACGTCTTTGTATATTGGTTCTTCAAATATTACGGCTGACGGAGCTAATCTCGATATCGGTGCAAGTCATGTTATTAACGTAGGTAATCTTGAAGCAACTAATGCGATTATTGAAGAACGAATTTTCGTTGGTGGTGCGAATGTCGCAGTTGGTTTCACAAACCCTGTTATCTTAGCCGAAGCCGGCGGAGCGACATACGTTCAAGCAGGTTTGATTAATACTGACGGCAATGGTTCAGCAGACTTCACTGCATATGGTGATAACGGTAATGACGTATCAGGTTGGATGGATATGGGCTTTACTGGCTCAGACTTTAGTGATCCTACATATACAATCACGAAACCAAACGACGGTTACCTCTTTGTACAACCGGTTAATGGATTGGGGCTTGGCGGCAACTTAGTTATTGCTACCGGTGATCAAGGTGCAAATCGTGATATCGTATTTGCTACAGGTGGATTCTTAGAAGCAAATGAAAAAATGCGTCTGCGTGATGTTGAATCGCAACTTGACATCCAGATGACAACACCGGCAACTAATACTACAACAGGTGCTCTTATAGTAGCAGGTGGCGCCGGTGTCGCTGGCAATTTATATGTTGGTGGAACTGTATATGCTAACGTCAGTGGTAATATTACTGGTAACGTAGCCGCACCAGGTTCTACTACACAAGTGTTGTTCAATGATGCTGGTATAATTAGTGCAGATTCAGGACTAATATACAACAAAACAACAGATGCATTGACTGCTACTGGAACTGTAACAGCGGGTAATTTAAGTACAGGTGGTACAGTATCAGCAACCGGTAACGCAAACGTAGGTAACATCGGTGCAAGCTCTGCTGTATTGACTGGTACACTGAGTGTAACGGGTAATGCTAACGTAGGTAACTTGGGTACTGCTACCGCAATTATCACAACCGGCAACATTGGAACAATTAACAGTTCGCTATTACAGAACGGTAACAGTAATATCACTATTTCAGCTAATGGTAATGTTACTCTATCTGCTACAGGATCACCATCCGAATTAATATTAACATCAACTGGCGCTAATGTAGTCGGTACACTTGATGTTACTGGTAACGCTAACGTAGGCAATATAGGTGGTGCCGCAGGCGTATTTACAACAGTTACTGGTAGCTTGACAACAGCCGCACAACCTAATATTACTAGTGTTGGTACACTAACATCATTAACTGTTACGGGTACAACAACTGCAGGTAACTTATCAACAGGTGGTACACTAAGTGTAACTGGTAATGCTAACGTAGGTAACTTGGGTACTGCAGGTCTAATAGTAGCTACTGGAAACGTAACCGGTGGCAATTTAGTAACTGGTGGCGTAGTAAGTGCTACGGGCAACGTAACTGGTGCAAATGTAATTGCTAATACTGCTGTATTTGCCCCTAACATTGTTCAGAACGCTAGCACATACGATACTAGAGTTTCATTAAATAGTAGTACCGGGATTGTTAGTATTACTAGTGCTGGCAACTCAACTCAATTTGCAGATAGTGGTCAAATTCAATTAGGTGGCGCATCTCAAATTGTCGGAGGAACATCTAATGGTTCACAATTACAATTAGACACTACACAAACAAACTTAAAGCAATTGCGCGGTGGCGCAGTAACTATTCAAACCGGCGCAGGTGGTACAACTGCGAATACTTGGACATTTGCACAAAACGGTTCATTTACAGCTCCTGGTAATATTACTACGACAGCTAATGCTAACGTAGGTAATTTGAATTCAACTGGTGTCGTAACTGCAACAGGTAATGTATCTGGTGGTAATTTAACAACAACCGGTGTCGTAACTGCAACAGGTAATGTATCTGGTGGTAATTTAACAACTGCTGGCGTAGTAAGTGCTACTGGTAACGTAACTGGTGGCAATCTAACAACAGGTGGTGTTATATCTGCAACAGGTAATATATCCGGTGGTAATTTAACGACTGCTGGACAATTAGTAGCAACCGGTAACGTAACCGGTGGAAACTTAGTCTCAACTGGTTATGTTGCAGCCGAAGATGGATTATTATCTGTATCAACATTTACTGGCTCATTAGTAAATGGTGTTGTTGTAGATTATTCATCCGGTGGCAGATTTAGTACTGGTTCTGGAAATGGATACAAGTTCTTTAATAACGGCTTAGCAAACGTTGAATTGGTTTCTATCAATTCATTAGGCTCTATCGTTGCTAACGCAGATATCACTGCAAACGGCAATTTAGTTTCTAACGTATTGGTTTCTGATTCAGGTGCATTGAATTTGTATGCTCAGGGCACTAACAGTAATATCAATTTGAATACAACAGGTAGTGGTGTAATTAACGCAGGTAATAGTAGAATTGCTTTCTTAGCAACACCTTCATTACCAGAAGATGCTGTAACAAAAGCGTATGTTGATGCGGCTGTATCAAGTGGACTACACATTCACGAACCTGTATTGTGCGAAACTCAAACTAGCCTTACTGCATCATATGTACAAGGCGGTACGACCCCAACAGTTACTACTATTACTTCTAATCAAACACTAACAACAAGTACTACACACGGATTAGCAGTTAATGACCAAATTACATTCTCTAGTTCGACTAACGGTATTGTTGCAGGGTATGCATACTTTGTATACGCAGTACCAGCAAGTGACCAAATTCAGTTGTCATTGGAATACGCTGGTACTGAAATAACAACATTGACTAATGGTACAGGCTTAACTATTAACAGTAGAGCGAATCCGGGTGTCGGCGCAACATTAACAAACTCAGGAACACAAGCGGCTCTAGTAGTTGACGGTGTATCAGTATCAGTTGCGGATCGTATTCTAGTTAACAATCAAGTAGATGAATCACGTAACGGTGTGTACGTAGTTACTACTGTAGGATCAGGATCAACAAACTGGGTATTGACTCGTTCTAATGACCAAAACAAATATAGCCCACAAGACGTTGATGGTATGGGTAACGGTGACTACTTCTTTGTACAATCGGGTACAGTAGCAGGCGGTCAGTCACATGTATTGACTAATGAAGGTAGTATCATTATCGGTACTACTGCACTAACATATACATTGTTCAGTGACTCTGGTGCATATATTGCAGGCACTGGTTTGACACTAGATGGATTTACATTTAACATCGCAAACACCGCAGTTACTGCAGGTAGTTATGGTAACTCAACTGCTATTCCGACATTCACTGTTAACCAACAAGGTCAATTGACAGCGGCAAGTACTGCGGCAGTTGTTGCACCAGCAGGCACACTAAGTGGTAGCACATTGAATAGTACTGTACTTAATTCTAGTTTAACTAGTGTCGGTACTCTTGGTTCATTAGCAGTAACAGCAAATGCTAACGTTGGTAACTTATACTCAGCAGCCGCAGTTCAAGGTACTGTATTAACAAGTAATGTTGCGGCAGGTACTGCTCCATTGGTAGTTACATCAACTACACGTGTTGCTAACTTAAATGTTTCTTACGCTAACGTTGCTGATAATATTAACGTAACTGCACCCGGAACTGGCACTGGATATATTGTATTTGCTAATGCAACTACCGGTAACGTGACTGAATGGACAAGTTCTGGTATCAGTTCAAACTTAGCCAATAATTCAATTACTGCTACAACATTCGTTGGTGCATTAAGCGGCGCCGCAACTACAGCGGGAACTGTAACAACAAATGCACAACCCAATATTACTAGTGTTGGTACACTCACAAGTTTAGACGTAAATGGAACAGTAACAGCAGTAGCATTTACTGCTAATACAGGTGCATTCACTGGTAACGGTAGTGGTCTATCTGCATTGAATGCAAGTAACATATCAACTGGTACATTGGCACAGGCAAGACTTGCTAATGCTAGCGTAACATTAGGTAGCACAGCATTAACGTTAGGTTCTACTGTAACTACAGTAGCTGGATTATCTAGTGTAACAAGTACATCTTTTGTTGGTACATTAACAGGCGCGGCAAGTACAGCAGGTACAGTAACTACTGCGGCTCAACCTAATATCACATCAGTAGGTACACTAACATCATTAGCAGTTACAGCTAACGCTAACGTTGGTAACTTAAATTCAGCTGGACGAATATTAGCGACTGACAATTTAATAATTGGATCTAGTGGCGGTGAAGGTGGTCAACTTGTACTAGGTTATGTTGGTATAAATAACGTCACTGGTCAAGCAAACTCTACTTGGAACATGGATGTTGATGGTGCTAATACATTACGTTTCTTCAATCAAAATGCAACCGGAGTAACAAGTAGTCCAATATCTTTCTATTCTGCTAATTCAAACGTTTCATTCCCTGGTAACATATTATCAACTGGTGTTGTTGCAAGTACATTAACATCTAACGTAGCAACTGGTACTGCACCATTTGTAGTATCATCAACTACACAAGTTGCTAACTTGAATGCGGCTACGGCAGGAACAGCAGGTAGTGCAACAACAGCAGGCACTGTAACAACTGCGGCACAGCCTAACATTACATCAGTGGGTACCTTAACATCATTGGCAGTTACCGGCAACATTACTGCAGGTAACGTCAATGCACCAACATTTGGAGCACATAATGGTACAATTGGTGCTACTACTGCAAACACAGGTGCATTCACTACCGTTAGTGCTACTGGACAGATTACAAGCACATTGGCAGCAGGTACTGCTCCGTTTGTAGTTACATCAACTACTCAAGTTGCTAACTTGAACGTTGCTACTGCAGGCGTTGCAGGTACAGTAACAGCGGCAGCCCAGTCTAATATTACGTCAGTTGGTACATTGTCAGGCTTGACAGTTACAGCAACGATTACCGGTAACATTTCTGGTAGCGCATCTACAGCAAGTACTGTAACAACTGCGGCTCAGCCAAATATTACATCAGTTGGTACTCTAACTTCATTAAGCGTGACTGGTACTGTTTCAGCAGGCACATTGAGTGGATCACATACTGGTTCTGGTGCTGGTCTATCTAGTTTAACAGGAGCAAACGTAACCGGTACTGTACCAAGCGCAACTAGTGCAGGTAGTGCTACAACAGCAGGTACAGTAACAACTGCGGCTCAGCCAAATATTACAAGCGTTGGTACATTAAGCTCATTGTCAGTCTCTGGTGCTGTAACTGCTGACTATTTCATTGCTACTAACAACGGTAACGCAACAAACTTTAGAGTTGGTGATGATGCTTGGATTGGTGATGTTAATACCGCTGATACTATGATGATTAAGGGTCAGCAAAATGCTGCCAATGGTTATATCGTCTTTGGTAATAATGATTCTACTACTAAGTTAGGTCGTGCAGGTTCTGGGGCATTGACATACAATGGAACTATTAACCCAACTACTTTACAGACTACTGCGTTAACAACCGGTGCAAATACAACAGCAGGTACATTTACTGGTAACTGGACGTTAAGTGCAGGATCTAGATGGAACGCTACATACGCTGACTTGTCAGAAAAGTATGTTGCAGATGCTAACTATGGTCCGGGTACTGTTCTAATATTTGGCGGTGTACATGAAGTAACTATATCTACTGAGATGGATACTACACGTGTTGCGGGTGTTGTAACAACTGATGCGGCATATACTATGAACAGTGGATTAGAAGCTGAATACATAGCTGATGTTGCTCTACAAGGTCGTGTACCATGTAAAGTTATTGGCCCTGTATTCAAAGGTGATTTGTTAGTTGCAGCCGCTAACGGACATGCTATCGCTAATAACGAAGCACGTGCAGGTACTATCATTGGTAAATCACTAGAGAACTTCAACGAAGCTAGTGGTATTATTGAAGTAGCTGTTGGCCGATTCTAATACAATTTCACACTCGTATTTTCTAAATGATAAGTACGAGTGTGATGAATGTATTTCAATTAAATTACGAAACCAGACTACAGTCCTGGTATGATCTAAGACAATCTCTCCAAAATGCAGACTTAGAAACCAAATGTATAGAAATAGACAAATGGTGGCAGTCCGCACCTTTAGTAAACCATTACCTACATCCTCATGAAATAGATCAATGGCCCGGTCCATGGGAACTATTGAATGACAATGAATATTGTCAAATCGCTAGAGGTTTGGGAATGATTTATACATTACTACTATTGGGTGTTACTGATGTTGACTTTTGCCTAGGAACCGACGATAATAGTGAAGATGTTGCATTAGTCTTGGTTGACCACGCAAAATATGTGATGAATTACTGGCCCGATATGGTAGTAAATATCAATCTAACAGAATTTAAGCTAACCGACACTCTACAAATAGAAAAAATTAAAAAGAAAATATAATATGAAAATTGACGTTATAAAAAGAAATGGGTCTAAAGAACCACTCACGATTGAAAAATGGCAAGCCCAAGTTGCAAAAATTTGTAAGGGTATTGCAGATGTAAGTCCGTCAATGGTAGAAATTAAGAGCCAATTACATTTTTATGATGGTATCTCTACTCGTCAAATTGACGAGATTACATTACGTGCTATAGTTGACCTTATTGATGTAGAATCAAACCCTGAAGTAGGACATACTAATTATCAATATGTTGCTGGTAAACAACGTTTGTCTATGCTACGTAAAGATGTATACGGTCAGTATACACCACCTAGTTTATATTCTATCGTTAAGAAAAACGTAGAAACAGGATTGTATACTAGTGAACTATTAGAATGGTATACTGAAGAAGAATGGAACAAGATGGATTCGTTCATCGACCATTCTAAAGACGAACAATATAGTTATGCCGCCATTGAGCAAATGATTGAGAAGTATCTTGTTCGTAATCGTTCCACTAAGGAAATTTATGAAACACCACAAGTTAGATACATGGTCGCTGCCGCAACCCTCTTCCACAAAGAAGAACCTTTGGCAGCACGTATGCGATTCATTAAAGAATATTATACTGCGGCCAGCGACGGACTCTTTACTCTGGCAACACCCGTACTTGCCGGCCTGGGTACTCCTACTAAGCAATTTAGCTCTTGCGTATTGATTCGTAGTGATGATGACTTAGATTCAATCTTTGCCTCAGGTGAGATGATGGCAAAGTATGCTAGCAAACGTGCAGGCATTGGTTTGGAGATCGGTCGTCTACGTCCTTTAGGTAGTCCTATTCGTGGTGGCGAAATCATGCACACTGGTATGATTCCGTTCTTGAAGAAGTGGTTTGGTGATTTACGTTCATGTAGTCAAGGAGGCATTCGTAATGCTAGTGCAACTGTGTTTTATCCCATCTGGCATCATCAATTCGATGACCTCATTGTTCTCAAAAACAATCAGGGAACCGACGAAACCCGTGTCCGATTCATGGACTATGGGGTGGTGCTTAGTGCTTTTTTCTGGCGTAGATTTAGAAACAAAGAGAACATCACGTTCTTTGACCCTAACGAAGTGCCGGATCTATACGAAGCCTTCTATTCTAACACAGAACTATTTGAAGAACTTTATGTTAAGTATGAGAAACAAAAAGGACTGCGTAAGAAAACAATGAGTGCAGAAGAAGTCTTTAAGAGCGGTATTCTTAAAGAACGTACAGATACAGGTCGTATCTATCTTGTCTTTATTGACAACGTAATGAATCAAGGTCCATTCGACCCTGAGTATCATACAATTTATCAGAGTAATCTTTGCTGTGAAATTCTACTTCCTACTAAGTCTTTTAAACGTCTTGATGATAGCGATGGTCGCATTGCTTTATGCACATTGGGTAGTATCAACTGGGGAGCTTTCCGCAATCCAGAAGATATGCGTAGGGCTTGCCGTATTCTTCACAGGTCTCTTAACAATATCCTCGATTATCAAGACTTCTTGAGTATTCAAAGTAAGTTATCTAATGATGAAATCAGACCGCTTGGAATCGGCATTACTAACTTAGCTTACTGGCACGCCAAGCGTAGTCTCAAGTACGGAGACAAAGACGCACTACAAGAAGTTAAGACATGGATGGAACATCAAGCGTACTACTTGACCGAATCAAGTGTTGAATTGGCACAAGAGCGTGGTCGTTGCGAACATAGTGATAAGACTCTTTACGGACAAGCTATCTTCCCGTGGGAACGTAGAGCTAACGGTTCAAACGAACTAGCAGACTTTACACCAGAACTAAATTGGGAAGGCTTACGTGCGTTGATGCGTAGTTATGGTGTCCGCAATGCTACACAAATGGCGGTTGCTCCTGTAGAATCAAGCTCTGTAGTTATTAACTCTACTAATGGCATTGAAATGCCGATGAGTCTAATTTCAGTTAAAGAAAGTAAAGCAGGAAGTTTTGTTCAAGTTGTTCCCGAATATCACAAGTTGAAAAACAAGTATCAATTGATGTGGGAACAAAAGGATTGCGATGCATATTTGAAAACTGCGGCCGTAATACAAGTATATGTCGACCAAAGTATATCAACTAACACATTCTACAATCCAGCACACTTTCCAGAACGCAAGGTCCCTACAACATTGATCGCTAAGAACTTAATGCAAGCGCATGTATGGGGAATAAAGACATTCTACTATAGTTTAATTAACAAGCAAGGCAGTAAACAACAAGCAGAGGATGCTCCTGTTATGCTAGAGCCTGTTGATTTTGATGATGCAGATGATTGCGAGGCTTGCAAGCTATGACAGTCAAGGGTCTATATAAGCGACATGAATTGCCTGCTCATGTTGCAGACTACTTAATGTCTTGTCAAGATTCCTTGCGTGAAGACTTCATGCGAGGGTTCTCTACATTAGAAGAAGCCGCAAAAGCTCAGGCAGTTGATACTATGGATCGCAGGGATTTAGGTATACCTGCTTATAAGACTGAGTGGATCATTCAAACTGAAAATAAAGAGACAGGGGAATTTGAACCAAACTTTGCAGGTTGGAAGAACATGGGATTTCGTTATGAAAGACATGATGATGAAGTAGATGTTAGTTTTACTGCTGACTTTTCTATGAAGTACTTAGCCGCACACAGGATTATTAGAAAATACGGTGGATTGGAAAAATGTCCCATTGCTAACTACAGTATACTAGCACCTAATAGTGTGATTCAACGTCACACTGGAGTAGAGAATAGAGAAGGTAAGTATATACGAATTCACATACCTCTAATTATTCCAGAAGGTGATGTATTCTTTGAATGCAACGGTGAAGAAATAGATTGGAGTGATATATGGGGATTTAATAATCAATTACCCCATAGCGCACATAACTTAACAGACGAATATAGATTAGTATTTTTACTAGACTTGGAACGAGAAGCAATTGGAATGCCACCCGGCGAACCATACGACCCGCTTATTGAGCGTAACGCAACACCTTTTATAAGAAATAAAAAATGAGTAAACAACAATACAACTTACACACTAAGACAGATTATTTGAATAGAAAAATGTTTTTGGACCCGGAAGGTCCCGTAACCATTCAAAGATTTGAAGAAGTAAAATATAAAAAGATTGCAGACTTTGAAACAACAGCACGTGGTTTCTTTTGGGTACCAGAAGAAGTATCATTAACTAAAGATGCTAACGACTTCAAAGAAGCTAGTGATGCTGTGAAACACATCTTTACTAGTAACTTATTGCGACAAACAGCATTGGATAGTTTACAAGGTCGTGGACCTAGTCAAGTGTTTGCTCCTGTTATCAGCTTACCTGAACTAGAAGCTCTAGTATATAACTGGACATTCTTTGAAACAAATATTCATAGTCGTAGCTATAGTCACATCATTCGTAACATCTACAATGTGCCAAAGGAAGTATTCAACACAATTCATGATACTCAAGAAATTGTCAGCATGGCATCTAGTGTAGGTAACTACTATGATGCATTGCATCGCATCAATTGCCGCAAAGAGATTGGTGAAACAATCACGGAGCATGAACATATTAAGGCAATTTGGTTAGCACTACATGCAAGCTATGCACTAGAAGCATTTCGTTTCATGGTATCATTCGCTACGTCACTGGCAATGGTCGAGAATAAAATCTTTATCGGCAACGGTAACATCATTAGTTTGATTTTACAAGACGAATTGTTACACAAGGGTTGGACAGCTTTCTTGATTAATCAAGTTGTCAAAGAAGATCCTCGCTTTGCCGCAATCAAGGCTGAATGTGAAGCTGAAGTGTATCAACTTTATATGGATGTTATCCGTGAAGAAAAAGAGTGGGCAGACTATTTGTTTAAATTGGGTCCAGTCATTGGATTGAATGCAACTGTATTGAAAGACTTTGTTGACTATACAGCAGTTGGCGCATTGAAAGAAATCGGTATACGCTATAATAGTAATGCCCCTAAGACCACCCCTATCCCATGGTTCAACAAGCATAGTGACACTAGCAAAAAGCAAACTGCACTACAAGAAAATGAATCAACTAATTATGTAATCGGTGTCATGAGTGACGCACTAGATTACGATGAATTACCTAACATTTAAGAGGAAATATTATGAAAACAATCGTATGGAGTAAGTATCATTGTCCTTATTGCGATCAAGCTAAAGCATTACTTAATCAAAAAGGTATTACTTTTGAAGAACGCAAAATAGGAGATGGATGGACAAAAGAAGAATTGCTTGAAGCAATCCCAACAGCAAGAACAGTTCCCCAAATTATTATGGACGGGGAACTTATCGGTGGTTTCACTGAACTCAGAACTAAATTAACAGAAAGTAACTAATGCAAATAGCACTAACACCAGGTCAAGTATATACATTCAAGCTCAATTCAGGCGAAGAACTAATCGCTAAAGTAAAGCAAGCAGGTGGAGATTTTATCGTCTTAGAAGAACCAGTCTCTATTGCACCCACACAACAAGGTATGCAAATGATTCCTAGCGTCTTTACCGCAGATCCGAAGGAAGAATTCAAGCTAAATACTAGTAGCGTTGCAATACTTGCAATCACGGATGATAGTGTCAAGATGAAATATCTTGAAGCTACTACTGGTATCAAAGTACCAGATAAGAAATTAATCTTAGGATAATATGGCAAAATTAAGTCGCATGGGCGATGCTAATCAAGTAGGTGGTAAAATAATGCGAGGTGCAAGCACTGTGTTTGCTAATGGAATCGCTGTAGGCCTACATGTTAGTAAAATCACCCCTCATGCGCCGTGGGGCAAACCGCATCCACCGCATGAAGCGGCTTCAACTACTGACGGAAGTCCTACTGTGTTCGCAGAAAATGTACCTGTACTCAGAGTAGGATCAGGTAATACATGTGGTCACAGTATTGCTGAAGGCAGTGATGACGTTTTTTGCCCATAACCAATTATGGCAGATACAGGAAAACAAAGTCCACTAGGCGTAAACGTATTAGGATCTGTGTTACAAAATACAGGTCTTAATATCAATCCAGTGGCTGAATCATATATGGGCCAGAGTAAACAATACTCTGCATATACGTTCGGTACAGTGGTGCAGAATACTTGCCTTAGACTACTCACATGGTCTATCAATGATGCGTATGCAAGGGGTGTTGTAAATAACACTGTCTATGACAATTTGATTAGTATTGGTTCTGCTGTTAATAATATTGCAACAGTTAGTATCACTTCTACTATTGAACGATTTACTGTTACACATGGAACAGGCACAGTAGCTCAATTCCCAGTTGGTACATATATTAGAATTAGTGGTACTACTGCTACTAGTATTACTGACCCCCAAGGATACAACGGTTACTGGCAAGTAGAAACATCAAGTGTAGGATCATTCACTGTGTTGTCAAGCTTAGACTTAGGACCTGCGACTGTGCAAGGTAGTGTCTTCTATGGTATTTCTATTCCAGGATTAGGCAATAGTAAACCATACACGTTCACATGGACTGGACCTGCAAACAACGGTAGCCCAACTACTGCACTAAGAGCTTCATGGAATCCATACAATAGTTCAAATGGCGTAACTCAATGGGGTTATGTTAGATTGTTTGCGTTACAAGCATGGAATGAATTTAATTGGAACGGTGAACAAACTGCACCGTATGTATTCTATAAAGATTTCTGTTCATCATTCATATCTGGTTCTAGTTTTGTAGAATATACTAACTCTGCAATGTTTGCGATGGAGGCTTCAAAGGGTTTCTTGCAAGGTACATATAGTAACATGAACGATTTGATAAGTGCTGATATAGCAGGTGTCAATTTAGCATTAAAACCCTTTGGTGAAGATTTGATAGCATTGGGTAAAGCTATTAATCTAAACAAGATATCTACTTTTGGATTGCCATCAGTATTGTTACAGACCATACGAGAGTTCAATGGTATCACACCGTCATTAACGCTAGCGTTATTATCAAGCGGCTTATCTACTGAAGAAATTCAAAACATTATTGATAACGCAATTCCAATTACTGCAAGTCAAGAACAAAAAATATACGGCGCATTCTTAATTATTGTTGGTGTTGACTTAGAAGACATCCTAACACCTCTTAACTGTAAAACAAAAGGACTAGAGTCGCTAGCTGATTTGCTAAACCCTAAGAAATTGCTCCCTAACAGCTATCAGTCATTAACAGTACCTTTGTATAACGCAGAGCCTAACTTGCCTACTAATAGTAAAACATATTATCCTATATATGGTGCAGGAAGTGTTAATGCAGTACTAAGTTCACCTTCTGTTATAGGTCAAGTTGGCCCGCAACCATTGCCAGGTACACCACCTGTATTAGGTGGAAGAACAGTTGCAACAGCTACGCAGTCGTATGATACACCTGCTAGTGGTGCATCTAGCGGGACAAGTGGTCAATTTACAACAGGTGGCGGATCTAATACAAGGGACGTTGTATTAGATAAAGTTAATCCACCTTCACCAGGTTGGGTATGGAATGAATCAACTTCTTCATGGATGGCACCCGATCAATATGCGTACAGTCAATTAGATACTACAACAAGACGTGCCCTGGTAAGTGATTATGCAAAAGCTACTGGGCAAGAGTTTGTAGTAACTAACTCAGATGAAGACCAACAAAGACTAGTTGATTGGTACACTAGAAATGTAACACAATATCCGGGACAAAGATAATCATGATACAAGACACAGGAACAACTCCAGGATCAGGGTTAAACATTCAAGTAGCAGCCGAAGGTTTTGGATCATATTTACAAAACATCTTACCACCTGATGTTGCGCTTGCCGCCGGCGCATTCTCTGCGACAATGCAACAGATTCGCAACATTAACAAAACGAACATAGAACAGTTTGCACAGATAGTGCCTAACTTAGAAACTATCAAAGGGTTAAGTCAAGTTAATGGTACGGGAGTGCCTACTAATGAAGCACTCAACACAGCCGGTCTAGCACTCACTGCATTGGGTAGCGGCCCCAAAGGTACATACACAATGTCTGATTTGTTTGGTTCGATGTCAGGTCTACCTTACCCTTGGAAAAATATTCAAGCAGACATTCAAACCCTACAAACAACTAAGTTATCAAACATATATAATCAGTTGTTCTTAGCCGTAACGTGGGAAAAAGCAAATTGCACTATTGTAACTGTTCCTTATTATGTGAACGTTCAACAATATATTGCAAACGCATCTAATCCTAATTATCCTGCAATCGACCCAGTTAATCCGTATCTTCAATGTGGCAGCGGTAGTCCAACTACTAATCCAACTTGTCAGCCTAGGATTGACACACTGTATTATACTGTTGTGATTACTGAGGGTAGTGATGGTGGTGGATATGGACGAGGGACAGCATCTGCTCCAACTGTAGCATTGTCACCTAATAACTGTGGAGCGTCAGTTACACTACAAATAGGAACAAATGATGCAAACGCTGGTTCTCAAGGTGGTGGAACGTTTGGTAGAGTTACTCAATTCACAATCAATAACGGTTCTGCATACAATTACGGTACTGCAACAAACAGTAGTAATAATTCACCACCTAATCAATCATCTGGTCCGTATGCACCACCTGTAGAAACTATAACTGTGCAAGCACCACCTACTGCAACTCTAGCTGTAACAGCAGGCGGAGCAATAGCAACCGGAGGAACAAACACAACCGGTGATACATATCGTAGTGTAGGATCTACTACGATAGGTACTACAGGATGGCCTTCTCCTATGAACGATGTTGTACAAGCATATGTTGACCAAGCCAATGCTGAGATTAGTGTTATATATAACACCGGAAATCCTGCAGTTAGAAATTTGAACACGATGTGGAACTCGACTGGAATTCAATTGACAATCGAGCAACGAACTAGATACACTGCATTTTCTCCTGTACCGGATCCAAAGGATGAATTTGTATCACAATACCCTGTAACATTGATTGGGTTTGTTGATTCAATACCACAACTATCTAAAAACACATTGCCACACATGCAGTCAGCTACATTAGAAGCTATCTCTAATTGGGATACAATTGGTGGGCAGAGTTTAGTAGCGCAAATGAGGCAAGAACGCAATCAGGATCGTCTAGAGAAAGCAGGTATCCAGTTAGACAACAATATACCTGATAGGCTCAATCCTGTTGTAGCTAAGATATTACAAGCTAACGGCACAGTGCCGTTAGCTAACCCCCTTGCAGGAGTGCCAGCAGATACGAATTGTGGCCCATACACTACCCCTAGTTTACTATCTGTTAGTGTAGATGGCAACACTGCTGTGCCCACACCGGCAGGATATTATAATCAAGTGGACGACACATTCTATAATGTTGGTCAGGTCGCTGATTCGTATAGTGTGTATGGTAACATGCTCACTGTACCAAATTGTACTGATCCAGTTGTAGTAGGTGATTTGGTACCTATAGGTCCTGGTCTACCCGAAGACACAGGTGGACCTAGAGTAACAGGTAGTTTAGCTGGTTCTGACTACCAAGAATTGATACCGCCAAATTTGAATACAAATTACACAGGCGGGTCACTCATATCTTCTGGCTATAGCGTTAACGAAGCTATAGACGAAGTTATCAAATGTAACTGTGATTGTTGGGTAGCCTAAATTAGGCTAAATCCAATACACGTGTTATAATCATTGAAAGGAAAGTTATGGAATTTTTGAAAAAAAGTGCCATCGTCGGTGTTAGATTACTAGTTGGTGTTTTTATACTAGTTTTAGGTATTAAGCTGACTATGATAAGCATCCCCACAGAGGAAGAAGAAGCACCCAAAGAAGTAGCAGCCGCAATCGACCCGAAACAATTATTGTGTCTAACAAAGAACATTTACTACGAAGCAGGATCAGAGTCAATTGAAGGCAAAGCCGCTGTAGCACGTGTGGTTATGAATAGAGTTGCACATGGTTTCGCAAGAACTCCGTGCAACGTGATATATCAAACTACACTAGTAGAAGATAATAAAGTGTGTCAGTTTAGTTGGGTATGTGAGGGTAAAGGTGAGCCTAATAAAAACTCACTAAAATACAAAGAATCAGAAGAAGTTGCATATCAAGTATTAGCATACGATAGGTATAAAGAAGTTGTACCTGCGTCAACATTGTTTTTTCATAATATTCATGTTGACCCTAGTTGGCCATATAGACAAGTTGCTAAAATTGGTAATCATATATTCTATTCTAAAGCAAAGAAGATTAAAAAAACTAAAACGCATCAGCAAGATGTCTAAATATTAAACAAAGGAAATTAATGAGCTACCTATTTACAAGTGAAAGTGTTAGTGAGGGACATCCCGATAAAGTAGCAGACGCTATTAGCGATGCCGTTTTAGATTTGGTAATGGCTAAGGAAGACCCGTCATTACGATGTGCATGTGAAACATTAGTTACAACTAATCGTGTTGTGTTAGCAGGAGAATACAAGGGTGTATTACACAATGAAGAAGTTGAAAGTGCTGTTCGTAGAACTATTAAAAATATTGGTTATGAACAGACAGGCTTTGATTGGCGCACTGTAGAAATCACTAATTTATTGCATGGACAGAGTGCAGACATTGCATTAGGAACTGACACGTTTGGTGCAGGTGATCAAGGTTTAATGTTCGGTTATGCTTGCAATGAAACACAGAGCTACATGCCTTCAGCAATTTATTGGTCACATCGTATTGTAGAAAAATTAACAGAACTACGCAAGAACGGTGTAATGACTTGTTTAGGACCAGATGCTAAGTCACAAGTTACATTTGAGTACAACGATGATGGTACACCAAAGCGTATCAGTAAAGTAGTTTGCTCAACTCAACATACTAATGACATTGAAATCAATGCACTGCGTTTAGCAGTCAAAGAAGTCATTCGTGCAATATTACCTACGAAATACATAGATGACAATACTGAATATTTTATCAATCCTACTGGTCGTTTTGTTATTGGTGGTCCTGACGGAGACACTGGCCTCACCGGAAGAAAAATCATTGTTGATACTTATGGTGGCTATAGTCCCCATGGCGGTGGTGCATTTAGTGGCAAAGATCCTACGAAAGTTGACAGGTCAGCCGCATATATGATGCGCTATGTTGCTAAGAATATTGTAGCTAGTGGTAAAGCAGATTGGGCAACTTGTCAGATTAGCTACGCTATTGGATTGGCAGAGCCTATGAGTTTCTACATTGAAACCGCAGACGCCGCCCAAGCAAGAGACCTTACTAAGTGGGTTCGGGAAAACGTAGACTTGACACCTAAGGGAATTATTGATAAATTTAATTTATTCAGACCTATCTATAACTTAACTACAAACTACGGTCATTTTGGTAAATCTTATCTTCCTTGGGAAGAAATCAACTTATTCTAATATGAATTCTAGTCCAGAGCGTGGGACATTCCACATAGAAAATCAATTAAAACGTGTTGAAGAGGGTGATACCACACCTGAAAAAGCACAAGAAATGATTGAGTTCTATAAATCTTGGGAAGTCCGACGCCAAGAGCTTGAAGCTACTGCTGAGTGGAAAGTAGATAATATGGAGTATGACCTGCGTTCTGCGAAATGGATCTGTGATAAAACAAAACAAAGTGAAGCATATGCACAGAATCTATATGCGGCAATATGTAATAATGATTTCACTAAGAACGATGTTTGGCCAGTACTTCAAGGTAAAACTTGGAGTGCAAGTTGGCGTAGTGCCGGTGGCATCATTGCTAATATGCGTGAAGAAGGTGATTACATAGACTGGTACTGTAGTGGCATCACAGGTGAAGTTTCTGATGAAGAATATCACAACATGGACAGAGAACAACAAGAGAGATACTTATATCTTAAGACTTATTTTGTTCCTGAAAGTCACGTAACTGATGAAATCAGAGAAGATTTACTAAAGTTAGGTTGGATTGTTGCTTGCGAAGATTCTAGCGACTAAATACTTAACAGGAGATAACTCAATGCTAGACTTAACACGTATTGGTTCCGGACAAAAGCTAATCAAATCAATAGCACTGCATGATAGCTCAAAGGTTAAACACCTAGCTAGACAGCAACAATTAGAGACACACAAACAGAAAAAGAATCTTAAATTTCCACCACTTAAACCTTCTAATTGAATATATGAGTAACGATACAGCAAAATTTTTAAACAGTCGCCGTCGTCACAAGAATGATGTGGCAGTCGCAAGACAAGTTCGTATTGCTAAACAACATGGTTTAGGATTTTACGACAAAGCAATTAAAGAACCGCATCGTTTAGCTAAACACCATGCTATGGATTGTGGACAGCCGGGTTGTATGATGTGCGGTAACCCACGTAAAACTCATAAAGATAAATTAACAGCGCAAGAGAAACGACTCTTCCAAGATACTGACTTTATCAGAGATAGACACAGTAATGGGTCAGTAATCAAAGATGATGCGTCCTAAACACGTAGAATGTTTAGACTTTTAGTGTAAAATAAAAACATTCTTAGCGTCTTGCTATGAAATAAATAATTATTCACATTTTTTAAAAGGAAATTAAAATGAAGAAAATTTTAGCAATCTTGGCTCTTGCCACTTTCGGTTCTGCGTTCGCCGCAGATTTTGTATCTGTTGACGTTGACAATGTCCGCGGCCTTCAAGGTGCAACCGGTAGCACAGCACAATATGTACGTGCAGGCAAAGGCTTTGGTAACTATCAATTGGGTCTACAACAACGCACTGCAACCGTTGACGGTGGCGGTACATTGAGTAGCCTAGAAGCAACTATTGCCAATAACAAAATTGGCTTTGCAGGTGTCACTCCATTCGTTGGTGTTGGTCATGACAATGGCTTTAATGGTGCAACAGGCGCCGCATACACATATGGTCTAGTTGGTGCAACTACTGGCTTCAAAGCTGGTCCTGGTTTCGCATTGCTAGGTGTTAAGACACGTGTAGGTAGTGATGAAGCTACTCGCACTAAGCAAACAGTTGCATTCGCTACATACAGTATTCCTGTTGCAAAGAATGTGTCTGTTAACTTGAATGCAAGCAAGTCTTATCAGACTATCAAAGAAGATGCACTAGGTCTTGGTCTATCATTCAACTTCTAATCATTAATTTGATTTAGCAAAAGGCTCTTAGGAGCCTTTTTTGTTGCCCAAAATACTGTAAAATCATGATATAGTCGTATATAATCATATCTATAGAGCACTAAATAAATATAGAATGCTTTTAGAAGTGCTCTACTAGAAAGGTGATTATGAATGGATGTTTTACTTGTTTGAACTGCGGTAAGGTTAACCCTGTGAAGGGTAACTCATACACCAACAAGTACTGCAATAACAGTTGCCAACAGCAACATCGTAGCAGACAATTAGTTAGTGAATGGAAAGAAAAGCCTGAGCAAACAGCTTGGCGTCAAGTCCCTGAATGGATCAAGAAATATTTGATTCATGAAAGAGGTCATCAATGTGAAGTGTGTAGCAATACAGTACATGCAGGACATGATATTCCATTAGTAGTTGACTACAAAGATAACAACAGTCATAATAGCACAGAGGATAACTTGCAATTAATTTGCCCTAATTGCAAGTCACAGAAACATTAACACAAAGGAAATATAATGAAAACAATCGGCGATAAAATCACAAGTTTTGCAGTTACAGGCGTTAAGCCAGGCGCACTCACACCAGATGGCGCATTTGAAACTATTACAGAAAAGAGTTTTGAAGGCAAGTGGAAAGTAATCGTTTACTATCCAAAAGACTTCACATTTGTATGTCCTACAGAAATTGTAGCATATGACAAGTTGAACGGTGACTTTGCTGACCGTGATGCTGTCTTGCTTATCGGTTCAACAGATAATGAATTCTGTAAGTTAGCATGGCGTAATGCACATGAAGATTTGAAGAAGACTAACTCATGGTCATTCGCAGACGTAGCACGTGATGAAATGTCACTTGCAGAACAACTAGGTATCTTCTACGGTCCAGCAGGTGCGGCACTTCGTGCAACATTCATCGTTGACCCAGAGAACGTTATCCAGCACGTTACAGTTAACAACTTGGACGTTGGTCGTAACCCAGACGAAGCATTGCGTGTGCTTGATGCATTGCAAACTGGCGAGTTGTGCCCATGCTCACGTCCAATCGGTGGAGAAACATTATGAACCCAATTACAATTAACGGAGACTGGGTACAGTCTGTAAAAGACTCTATCCCAGATCATTCAAAAGATATTAAACTTAACATTGATAGTGTTATCAATCGTTCAGGGCTAGATCCAGTAGATACACATGCTATTGCTTATGTATCTGCATTAGCCGCAGGCAACGGTGGATTAGCGTTTGAAATCGAACACAACAGTCCATTGTTCTTAGCAGACGCAGAACGTGAAGCGGCAAAGTGTGCAGCCTCATTAATGGGGCAGAACAACATTTGGTATCCGTTTGTTGAAATGGCAGGAGATGAAGGCATGAAAGGTTTGCCGGCTGGCTTGCGTATGAATGCATATGCTACTCACGGCGGTGTATCTAAGAAGAAATTCGAAATGTATTCACTAGCCGCAAGCATCATTGGTAAGTGCCATTTCTGTGTTAAAGCACACTATGACACACTAAAGAAAGAAGGTATGACTACCCAAGAACTGATGGCTATCGGTCGCATCGCCGCAGTAGTTTATTCAATTGGGAAAATCTCTATTTGATTTTTATTCAAAATGTGCTATAATAAGCACATGCGCTAGTATCCCATATGGTAAGGGAGGGTGTCTCTAAAACATCATGTCGCAGGTTCGAATCCTGTCTAGCGCACCATTTCAATAACCCAACGTCAGGTAGTATTATGACAATTGAATCAGCATCGAGTTTTTTAGTCGGCAGCATTATGTATACAATAGGTATTGTTGTTATCATTGCCGGAGCAACTTTTATCAACACTATTTTAAGTAAGTATTGGAAACCAGTCAGGATTTGGATGCCTCATTACTTTCAAGAACCACACAGATTTGCAACAGAAGAAGAAATTTCACGTATCACACCTACGATGGAAAAAGAAAAGCCTCATAAATAGATTATGCAATTAGAGACTCCGTTTAAAGTACTTTCATTGACTCCTTCCCCCGAGTTAATGACATTTGATTTCTCATCTATAACGCCTGAAGATTGGGATCAAAATCAAATATTGAAACTAATTCCAATATTTAGAGAACTAAAAACATTTCCTTTAAGGGGTCTCCCTAAAGAATTCTGGGGCGATCCCAAGAATCACGAATCAATAACGTCAAATGCATCACACCCCGTACATCAATTAATTATGAATGAGGTGCATAAAATAGAAGAACTGTTGAATGCGAAAGCTATAATTGCAGTATTAGACGGTCTTGCGCCTGGTACAAAGATATACAGACACTACGACCAAAGCAATCTGTATACTATGTGTCATAGAGTTCATCTACCTATCATCACTCATCCTGATGTAAAATTCTTTATTGATGACAATCCTTATTTTTTTAAAGCCGGAGAGTTCTTTGAATTTGATAACAAGAGATTTCATATGGTCCATAATGATTCTGATATCTTTAGGATACATTTGGTAATTGATTTGTTGCCCAATAATCTTTAATTTTTAAATAAACTCGATTATAATAAATACTGTTGAAGCATGGGGCTTCACCTAACACTCTTTAAACATTATGGTCTTAGAGTGTGACCAGAAAAGGAAAATATGATGTATGAATCAAAGCTCGTGGCGAGCCTAAAAGCCAATGGTAAAATTCTCCGCGAATTTAAAGACACTGTTTATATCCCGTTCGGATCAGAATACAGTTTTCTACTCAAAAATCTCAACACAACCAGAGCACTAGTCAACGTCTTTATTGATGGTGAAGACATGACTCCAGGTGGACTTGTTCTCAATGCAGGACAAGAAGTAGACTTAGAGCGTAGTATCAAGGGTGGCAATCTCATGGAAGGTAATCGTTTCAAGTTCATTGAACGAACAAGTGCCATTGAGAACGGTCCACGTGGTGTGAAATTGGAGGACGGACTTGTCCGTATTGAATTTCAATTTGAAAAACCACCAATGCGTGTCAGTGATCTCCCTGAATGGCAAAAGAAAACTATCTTTGGTCCCTACTACGGCAACCACGGTGGTATCGTTGGAAGTACTGGTGCGAGTGACAACTTTCGATACACCGGCAGTAGAGATACTTACACCAATGCATCCTATAATGTCAACGGTATGATGCGTGGTGTTGACTGGAGTAAGAATGGCGAAGTAACTGCTCAAGCAGCCAGCGCCGCAGTAGACAAGTATTGTGCTGACAACGGCATCATCAATCAGATTGACTTGCATGATGGTATGGCTACTATGGATTCATACGCACCAAAGAACGATGTTGGTATCACAGTTCCGGGTTCTAAGTCTAGTCAGAAGTTCACTACAACTTACATGAATGCGATGGAAGATGTAAAACATACAATCGTGTTGAAGTTACTAGGTGAGACTGAGGACAACAAACCCGTACTAAAGCCTGTCACTACTAAGCACAAGCCTAAGTGTGTGACATGCGGTAAGCAAAACAAAGCTACTGCAAAATTTTGTACCGAATGTGGTACTGCATTGGAGATTTTCGCATGATTGATTGTATTGTACTAGGAGATTCAATCGCTGTGGGTACACACCTGCAACGTTATGAATGTGTATCTTATAGCAAAGGTGGAATCAACACCTGGCAATGGAATAAGACTTACAGTGATAAAGACTTGACAGCAGGAACAGTCATTATCAGTCTCGGAACTAACGACCACAAAGGTGTCAAAACAGAAAAAGAGTTGTTAGAGATGAGAGCCAAAGTCAAAGCGGCTAAAGTGTTTTGGATTATGCCACCTTGTAATGATAAGTTCTGCAAGTCTAATATCAATGACATTGTTAAGAAGATTGCAGAAGCAAACGGTGATATAATTATCGGAACTAGCCGAGTGCAAACAGATGGCATTCACCCAAGTTGGGCTGGATACAGAGAGTTAGCTAGTCAAACTAAGCGATAGTAGACCAGTCAAAATCAAAGCATGGGTCTAATTTTTCATACAAGACCCATTGCTTTGTATATTGAATTTCGACTGGAAAGTCAACTTCTATAGCACCGTTATAGAACAGATGATGCGGTTGTCTATCACTCATCCTGTTCTTGTCTTCACCTAATCTGATTCTCTTAAATGGTATCAGTAGGTTCTTGTTATATTCATTCACACTGATTGCTACAATTTTGCAATCTTTTTCTATGCTCCAAGCTTTCTGACGAGGTAGCAAAATTTCTCGCATAATTAACTTATTGCGATACTGTTTATCTACCCAAGTTCTCGTTCCTGCAATAGTAATATCGGTAGAGAATGCACTGATATAAACTCCACCGCATGCAATGATTCTATCATCATCAAATACGACATGAAATTCACCATTCTTTCCGTCGAACCTGTCAGTCTTTTCTAAGATGTAAGGAAGAGTGTAACTCTTATCTTCCCATACATCATCCCACATATTAGCACTAGCAGGATCTGACGTATTAGTTGATTTTAAAAAATCAAAAAATATATCTTTTAAATTAGCATCGTAAGTTTGAACAACGATCATGGTAACTTATCGTATAATTCTTCAAACGAAGGGTTACCTTTAAACCGCATAGTGAATATCCAGCGATCTGCTACATCATTTGCAGTAGCACGATGTGGTCTATCGACTCTGATTAAGTGTGCTTGATTTAATTCCAATGACGCAGCCTCTTTCAAGTTCTGAAATGTTATGTCATGAAATGTTATAGGTATAGCAGTACCACTAGTGTTTTGTGCTAAGCCGGTCTTAACACCTGTCTGATAATCACCAGTGTACCATGTAAATTTGCTATGCTCAGTATTCTGAATAGGCAGATTGATAGCAACGTGAATATTCAAGTCTTTAACCCCGTCAATATGTATTCCTTGAGTAGTTCCCTTAAGTCGAAGATAACTTTGACAATACCATACATTGGGAATTCCGTACTCAGCTAGTTCAGCATTAACTATGTTTAGTAGTTCAGGTGGTAATGTATGTGCGACCTTGACAGAATCTTTAATATTTGTTGGAACCGGATCTAGATCCTTCATTACAAATTCTCTTATAAGAGGTTCGCACTTTAAATTTATTTTTTTGTAATATTCCATTTAAAGCTCTATCGTGTATTCTTTGTATTTCTCTATGTTATCTTGTGCTAGTCTAGTAGCTACTGCTTGGTCAGCGACATAGAGTTGTGCTAAAATTTTAGGATGTTCAGTATCGTAGTCTGTACCGTGCCAACAATGCTTATCATTGTATGCAAACCAATTTGCATCTTTTGGTAAGTTAATGTAATGTCTCTCACCGTCCTTATCAATTGGCTTAGTAAAGTACCATTGAGATTTAGGTGATGTATAATGAAAATAACTTCTGTACGCCCATCTATCTAAGTTATCATCAGTGTGCGCTTTCACATCCAACAAACTAGTTATAAGTCGTACTTGATAAATTCGCAACCCTGTTTCTTGCATTTTGATTATAGTATTGAACATGTTGGGGAATTCAGTAGATATGTCATAGTAGGGCGCATCCCATGCAGTAATGCCTTGGGCTAACCTATAAATATCTATCCCTTTCCAAACTTCACTAGAACCGATAGAAGCATCAGATGTATCTACGTTCTTTCTTCTTTTAGTAAGATTATTAGCAGTAGCATTCCATACTTCCCAAAACTTATCCCAGTTATCAGGTTCTAATTTTGGTAAGTCTACTGGTGTAAATATAATCATAACTTTTTTTTAACTAAATAGCAATATGAGATATTTATCAGCGTCAGCGTTATCAGTAGGAATAATTCAATTGTGTGCAACACTAGGCGCAATCATGGGTGCCTTTTACTTTGAATTTACATGGCAAGCAATCGTAACTGTGTTTGTCAGTTATTTTGTGTACAGTAGCATTGGTCTAGGGATGATGCTACATAGATATTGGACTCATAAGAGTTTTGAATTTAAAAGCGATGTTGTCAAGTGGCTATTCACATGGATCGCACTTATAACCGGCAGAGGTAGCATCATTGGATGGGTTCATGTACATAGAGAACATCATGCGTTTTCTGATACTAACAAAGACCCACATGTGCAAAACATGAGTTTGATTCAACTAGCCCTTCCGGGTTTTACGAATCACGGGGAAACTATCAATAAGCGTTTGATTAGAGACTTATTAACTGACACTCATTTAGACATAAACAAATATTATGTTCTTATTGTTGTGTTGTCTGTTTTGGCATTGCTAGTAATCAATCCTTGGTTAGCGTATTTTGTATGGTTTCTACCAGTAGCGTTAACTAACATTGTTTGGAACTCTTTTATATATTACGGTCATAGCACAAAGATTGGATATACTAACTTTGAGACTAGAGACACTAGTACAAATTCTTGGTTGTTCTCTATATTGTTGTGGGGAGAAGGTTGGCACAACAATCATCACAACAAAGCATCAAGTTATACTACTAAAGAGAAATGGTGGGAAATTGATGTTATTGGATTATTGATTAACCTAGTTAAAAAATGATTAGAGAATTAACTATCAGAGACTTAGATGAAGCTAGCAAAATGGTTGGCTTAAAGCCTAGAACCAGCGGCACATCACCGGTCAGCAAAGGTGATTTCCTCGAGGGATTTACTATGTACTTTGCAGGTAATGCCACTATGAAGGCTTTTGGTTATTTTGATAATGATGAATTGATTTGTTTCGTATGTGTTGGTTTCTTTGAAAGCAAAATGCGAGGTAAATTTTGGGTTATACCTGCGTTGTATACTAAAAATTTCAAACAAGTATTCAACTTCAAAGATCCGGATATGGCATTGTTATTAAAGTTTGTATTTGAGTACGCAGAAAATAACTATTACTATGAGTTTTACTATACCGTTGCAGAGAGAATTGTTAACGCATACGAACGTCAGTGGCAAAGAAATTCAGTAATGCCCGTCGGAAGATACGATCTAATTACACTTGACAAAGTACCAGCGAATACTAAACCTGAATTTGAACTATACTGGCGCTTGATGGGCGAAGAAGAAAAACCCGATACTATCGTCATTAAAAAGCGAGTTCTAAAAGAACCCTATAGAAAACACAAGACCACTTTATATACTCCTCTAAACATACCTAGAATTGAGCCTAGTAATTGGGATCAATGGTGGGATGTATGGAATAATCATGCAGCCTTGGCAATTAAAGTAGGTACGAATCATAACACAATATTAGAAGAAGAATCAAAAAGTACATGGAAAGGCATGGTGTTGTACCGTCATGACGGCGATCAGCACCCGGACGGAGAAGTATATCAGGTGCCCATGGCTCCGAATCTACCTATAGTATCTGAAATAGTCAAACAAATAACTGATGCGTTTCCGGACAATGTGTACTCTATCACAGTACTAGAGAACTTGAGACAAGTCCCCTTTCATACAGATAGTCCTGATAACAGCTATCATGTCAGAACAGTACTATGGAGCACTAATACACTAGTTAATTGGATTTTCTTAGAGGACAACGAAGTACATGCCCCTAGACTCCCGGCTGATACTAATACGTTCGTTTATTTAGATAACCCAATGCAACACTGTGCAGTACATTATCCTACTCATTCTAAGGGCCTAATACAAATCAAGCTCTTAGATAGGTCTAAATTAAAACCGCTAATTAAAGAAAGTACAGAAAAGTACAAAGGACTTGCTTGGGTGAAGCAGATTGATAAATAATGTTATGAAAACACTACGAAAATACACCGCAAGCAGTACACTAGGGGCACAGCTATTTTTAGCAGTTGCATTGATTATTTCCATATATGGCCTGTCAATATACGGCATGACGTGGGCATCGTTTGGTATGATAGTATTAGGTTATTTTTTGTATGGATGTTTGGGAATCGTTATAACATACCATCGTTACTTGACACATCACGGTTACGAAACTAACCCATGGCTCGTCAAATTATTCTCATTGCTTGGTGTTTTTGCTAGTACTGGTAGCCCTTTAGCTTGGGCGAATATTCATATTAACCATCATTTGTATTCTGATAGACCAGGGGATCCGCATAGCCCTGATATAGATGGGGCAAAAATCTTTGCATTGAATTATACTGTAAAGGACAAGACTCGCTTTTTAAAACATGTAGCCAAAGATCCATATCAACAATTCTTACATCGTTACTATTTCTTAGTGTTAGTATCGTATAGCATTGTTTTGTACACGATAGGCGGTCTGTATCTAATGGTATTCTTACACTTGCTACCTGCTATAGTGACTGCACTTATGAGTAACGTTGTTAACTTTGTTGGACATCGCCCAACTTGGTTAGGTGGATATCGTTCATATTCATTGAATGACCAAAGCACAAATAATTGGCTATGGGCTATCCCTAGTTGGGGTGAAGCTTGGCACAACAACCATCATAGATTCCCTAGAGACTATACTTTCAAAAAGCAATGGTGGGAACTTGATATTTCAGGATTGATAATCAAGCTAATTAAGACTTAATGACTCTCGTATATTTTCTATCATGGACATTATTTCTATATTGGATTCATCGCATAGCACATGTAGTTGGATGGATTAGAAATATTCACTTAGAACATCATAGGTATGTGTTGAAAAATAAGACCGGTTGGCACTGGTCTAACCTATTTCTATTCAACGACACTTGGATTTGTACCTTAGACTTATGGATAAGTGAAGTACTACCTACATTGTTATTCAGCCTAGTTACCGGTCAATGGTGGATTAGTATATTCTATTATGTATGGGCAGCATTCATACAAGAATCAATTGAACACAATGAAAAATTCAACATACCTATACTGACTAGCGGTAAGTGGCATATGATACATCACCGCTCAGAAGCAAACTATGGATTGTTTACATCAGTTTGGGACAATATATTTAAAACAAACACAAAGGTTATTTAATGTATACCTCAGAAAATAATTGGTATTCATGGCAATACGGTGACGGTGAGAAGTTTGGTAGACAAACAAGTGACCAACAGTTTACAACTAACTTTACTAGAATGATTCGCCCTGTTATGTCGTTTAAAGAAGAACTACTAGAAGCCGCACGTAGCACATTAGAACATCATTCTAATTTAAAACCCAACATCTTTTTTAGTGGTGGCGTTGATAGTGAAATCATGCTTAGGTCATATTTAGAAATAGGCTGTAAACCTAAAGTCACTATTATGCGATACGAGAATGACTATAATCTATATGATGTAAGTTATGCAGTTACTGTATGTTCAATGCTAGGAGTTGATTATGATTTAATCGACTTCAATCTAACTAAGTTTTACGAGAATGATGCTGAACGAGTTTCTGAGTTGGCTCAAATTGATAGACCTAGAGCATTGCCTTATTGTAAGTTCATTGAAGATGCTGAGGGGTTTCCTATATTAGGGGCAAGTGATTTGACATTACATAGAACAACTCCTGAATACGTAGAAGATGCTAAGGGTAATTGGATTATACTATGTTGGGAACACGATATAGGCTGGAGCAAGTTTGCACGTGCTATTAATAAACCTGCAGTGGCTGAATGGTTTAAGTGGACTCCTGGTTTAGTATTGTCATATATGAACTTAGATTGGTTTCATAAATTAACTAATGACGAATACTATGGTAAGACTGGATGCAACTCTACTAAAATTTTAGGATATCGTGAAGCTTATCCTGATTTAATTGAACGAAGAAAACAAACAGGATTTGAGAAGATTGATACATTAGTAAATGAAATGGAAACCTTCTTGACTTCAAAATATAATGGGCTGAACTATCGAAACTATTTCCCTAGAACGATTGCTAACTTGAGAAGTGATATAGAGTATGATAACCTCAACAAATAATTTGAATGGTTATTATACTGTATCTGGCGACATTATAGAAAGTAAAATGTATGCCATACTAAAGGCATCTGAGAAAAAAACTACAGCAACATGGTGTTACTATGATTCAATATATGAATCTGCTATTCAAAATTTCGACTTAGTAAAGATAAGTGCTCCGTTGACAGAGACATACAAGAAACGGGCCCAACAACTACGTGACCAATATGATTATTTGATCTTGAACTACAGTGGTGGTAGTGACAGTCATAATATCTTAATGACATTTTTAAAAAACAATATTAAGCTGGATCACATATATGTTCAGTGGCCAATGTCATTGATGGATAAAGGCTTGTATACTCCAAATAGCGCAGACAAAAGTAATAGTAACTTTCACTCAGAGTGGGACTTAGTATTGAAGAAAGATTTAGAATGGGTGTCTACACACTATCCTGAAATAACTATTGAGATTGCAGATTGGACTACTAATGTAATTGAAAAATTCTACAATGATGATCTATTCACCAAGTCCGTAACTAATCTACCTAGTATAGCACGGTCGCAGAAGCAAAATACATATAGTAAAACAGAAACTGTTTTATCATCTAAAGGTAAAACAGTTGCATCTATCTACGGGGTAGATAAACCTAACATCATCAAGCATCAAGGGTTGTGGTACATGTACTTTGTAGATACTGCTTGCATGGCTCAACCAAACCCAGATAATCCTCACGGCACTGAATATTTTTACTTCACGCCGCACATGCCGGACGTAGCAATACACCAAGCTTATAAGTTAGCAATGTGGTATAACAGTAATCCAAAAGAACAAGGTGTTGTTACCTCGCTTCAGGATCTAGCAAAAACTGATACTAGAGTAAGAACTTGGACAAATGAAGACCATTATAAACGTTATCATGTTGCATCAGAAATAGTAAAATTAGTGTGCTATCCTCATTGGGACTTTGCTAGATTCCAAGCTGATAAACCCTTTTCACAACTAGATAATTTACCAATGGGTATGCGGGCATGGGACAACATATTGCTATCATTGCCTAATTTTGAACGAGTTCAACAAGCATGGACATATCATTGGAAGTCTTATTCTTCAGTAATAGACCAGTCAAATCTTAGAAACAAAGATACTTTCTCAGTTTTTAGGTCAAAGTATCATCCGTTAACTCTTCCTGTTATAGAATCCTGATAAATAATCGTATGTTAAACCCTCCTATAAGAAAAATCGTAGACCCTGCTGAGTATTTCTCAAAAATTGATATTCCTGATGATTGGAACTCAATTGAAGAATTCGTTGACTGGTACCTTGATTCAAGAATGCCATTAATGGTTCCTTGGAATGCACACGTGATACGCAGTGATGATGCTACTGCTATATGTGTGTTTAAAAAAGGACACTATCAAGTAGAATTATATCTTGAGTTCCCTAAAATGTATATTCAACGACACAGCCATCCTAGAATGGAAGTTATTGTAGTAGACTTTGGTGGAGGTCATATCAACCCAGCAGGAGAACACGCAATGGGTACTGCAAAGTCTTGGGGTAAAGTATTTGAGAATGTAAAAGATGGTACTGAACACGGTGGTGATACTATCGCATCATTCAGTAATGGATCTTGTTTTCTTGCTTGTCAACGTTGGGAAAACATAGACGAAATGACTTCAGCCGCAATACAATGGAAAGGCGCAACTGCAGGTCCTTTACAAGAAGAACTTATACGAAAAACATTTGCAAATCGAAACTTAGAAGTACATGTAGAATCAGGATATGCAGATGTATCTGAACCAAAACCATTAAATACATAAGAGGATGAGCACATGTGGCAAATAATAAGAAAACAAGTTAGACCTAACACAGATGTTAATTTTTTCTCGCAGGCAACTAACCCAAATGTTTCTGATTCGTTTAAAGAGTATTGGGTACAGACTTATTCAATAACTGATAAATCTATCTATATTGGGGCAGAAGTATCTGACGACAGATTAGAGTTGACAATTACTATGATTTGGGATTCAAGAGAATCGGTCGACCAAATGCTAAACGATCCTAGATGCATTACGGAATTGTTAGAAGTAAAAAAAGCATACCTGCTAGAGAACAACATTGAAGAAATACTGATCGAATCCTCAGAGGTATAAATATCACTATAATTATAGGTGGTATCTTGGAATATTTTAGCCCTCATTCAAATCAATGGTTACTCAACAAATTTAAATTTTATGAGGTAATGCGTGATTTAGATGTTGCATACTTCAGTGAAAAATATAAGCTTTATGTAATTACTAGACACAGCGATATTGAATTTGCACTTAATCACCCCGAAATTTTCTCATCAGCTTCGGGAAATTTAATAGTAGAACATGAAAAAAGATTTGGTCGCACTTTGGGTGCTACTGATGACCCAGACCATGCTAAATTGAAAAATATGGTTAAGGGTGCGTATAGCAAAGACAACACCGAACGAATCGTTGATTTGTTTAGAGAAAAAGCAGAAAAATACCTAAGTGGACACTCGACGGTGAACATCTCTAATGTCATCGAACACTTGAGTGCATGGACTATTGCAGAAATGTTGAACTACCCATTTGACAAGACCGTAATCAAAAACTTGATAGTAGAAATTCAACGTCACGCACCACTTGCAGTTCGAGGCCCTGCTGAAGACAATAGTGAAAATAGTGGGTATAACAAGTTGTTTAATATCATGCCACCTACGCCATTAGGCATCAGTCCTTTCTTATCAAACATCGCAAAAGTTCCGCCATCAGGTCCAGGCATATACAAAGAATATTTTAACAACAACGAAACATCCGGTTTAGACTTTGATGCAAGATCATTAATGTCAGGCCCTGCACTGTCAGGCGCAAGCTCATTGACCGGGGCATTAGAATTCTTGACGTTAGATTTGTTCAGAGAGAATCAATTAGATGCCTTGATAAATGACCCGTCACTGATACCAAATGCCATTGAAGAATCATTGAGATTTCATGCATCTACCGGAAGATTTTCTAGAACAGTGGTTCGAGATTTCACTATGCATGGTGTAGACTTAAAGCCGGGTGATAGAGTTGCACTATGCTTAGAGTCTGGAAACAGAGATGCAACTAAATTTCCAAACCCTGATACGTTTGATATACATAGAGACACATCAGGTAACTTAGCATTTGGTCGCGGACCTCATGCATGTATAGCATTAAACATTTCAAAAGCAGTGATGCAAGTATACTTAGAAATATTGTTAAAATACTATGGAAAATACAAAGTATTGACAAGTAATGAAGATTTGATATATGTAGTTACTAACTCTGGCAACGATGATATGATAAACAACATAGTCATAGAGGCAGAGAGTCAATGATTTTTGCAGATCCCAATGACCAGTCAAAATCTATTTTAAGTGCAAGTTCATATTTCAACAGCATAATAATACCTGATGACTGGAATACAGTTGAAGATTTCTTTAACTGGTATATACTAGATGCCAAGATGCCCCTAGCAATTCCTTGGGACTCAGAAATTATACAAACAGAAGATTCAACTGCTATATCTATCTTTAAAAAAGGACAGTACCAAGTAGAACTAATACTAAAGAAGCCTACTGTAGCTACAAAGAATCACTGTCACCCAAATATGGAATCTATAACGCTAAATTTAGGAGGAGGACATGCTAGTAAACTTTCTGAATTCAATATGGTTTCTTCCAAGTGGGGTTCAATCTCATGGCGACATCCTTTGGACTCCATGCACAGTGAGCTTAGAACTAATCCGGATAATACGTTAAACAATTATTCCATTCTTTCTTTTCAAAGGTGGATAGACTCACCTGTAAAATCAGCACTTACTAATTGGAAGGGCACAACTTCAGGTCCATTGCATGATGAGTGTATACTACGTGCTAACCCTGGAAAATTCGCTCAATCAGGATATGCAGATGTTACTTTGATTAATAACACTGAGTCAGTATCGCCCAGCGAGGATATCTTTTTACGAGATCAAACATTCGTAGTGTTTCATCCAGGAGCTTCTGGAAACTTTCTTTCTAATTTGATACGTAATTTAAAGAACAACTCTGTATCTAATATAAAGATTTCTCCATCTGGTAGTTGTCATACTATGTCACCGGACGTACAAAAGGAAATTGAATTGTTTTCTTGTGGCATATTTTTAGCACAGCAAACTAAAATCAAGCCTTATAGTTTTGACAACCGTGTCTCGTACTATCAGAAACAAATACTAGAACATGCAGATCCTAGCATTAATACGGGTGTAAGTTGGACTCATGATTTTACAAACATACCGGTCTATAGAGCACTGTTCCCTAATTCAAAGATATTAGTAGTAACACAGGAATCACCTGAAGAAAAAATGTGCGTGACGATTCTTCAACAATTGAAGAATATTTTATCTGAAGATGCCTTGGGCATTCTATCTGAAAATGCAAGAAACCAACACAGCATAGTATGGGAAGAAGACTGTAGAGAAATTTTAGAATCAATGGTGGGTACTGATTATTCACTATTAATCAACACTATATTTGCTGACAGATTCAATACTGAGTTCATTGAGATACTGACATATGTGTCAGTGTATAGGAGATTGCGCCAAGCTAACATGTTAGGAATATTAGATGATGTTGTGACTCAGGATACAATGAATTACAATTCATACTATACCGGACCAGCTGATATCCCTAAAAACAAATATATACTTGCTGGCCCCTACAGTGACTATGTTGATGATGAGTGTGTGCTACTTCCCTACAAGCATATTATGAAGGGTAACATCACTGAAATACTGAATGTATTGACTGATTTGTTAGGGACATTGACAGACGAACAAACAATATATGCAATTTCAGAACTTGGAAGATATAAAAATAATCAACCCAAAACTGTCTTAGACGACCCAATTGGGTATATTAAATTTTTAAAGAATGATGTTATAAGGCAGATGTCAGTTCTTTTAGATAAATACGAGTAGGAGAACAATAATGTACTTAGTAATTACCAAACACACTAGACCCGATACAACAGTCGAGTTCTATAACTTTAAAGAATCAACCCAAATCTCAGATGAGACTAGAGAACATTTCGTCAATACATACGTCCTAACCGGCAAAATCGTACACACTGCATGGGAACGTTCGGAAGACGAATTAAGCACTACTAGCCAAGCATTTTGGCTTTCAAAAGAAGACTTTGACGCCTACAAAGATGATCCAATATTGGTGGCAGATTTTTTCCCTGCCCGTGACGCATATTATGCAGAGAATGGAATAGTACTAGAACCGATAAGTGCAGAAGTAATTTAAAATTCTATAGGAAGTAATGAGATTAAATAATCTCATGAAAAAACTATTATTAATTTTGTTATGCATGGTCGCATCTATAGCACATGCCGAAATAAGAATTATCGTCCCTTTCTCTGCGGGCGGATCATTTGATATTATTGCTAGAAGACTAGCCCCTGTTTTAGAAGCAGAATTGGGCGACACTGTAATTGTTCAAAACATTAACGGTGGAGCAGGCTTACTAGCCATGAAAACATTAGAGTCATCAAACAAATATGATACTCTAATGGTTACAAGTCCCGCACATTACATGCATCTAGTGGCTCAGAACATGCCCCTAGATTCTTTCACATACCCTGCAATTTTTGGGAATAGTCCGTTATACTTAGTTACTTCTAAGAAGCATGGGCTAACATGTGAAAACTTCAGAGACCCTTCGAAGAAATATTTCTTTGGTAGTTCTGGGATTGGTACGACGGGTAGCACTGCTATTTCTATCATTAGTAAAAAGTACCCAGGTCACACGGAAGTCCCCTATAAAACTATTGCACAAATGATACCTGATATTCATCAGGGAACAGTACACGCTACTTTCATCCATTCATTGACTGGTGGATTTAGCGATACTGAAACATATACTCCCATTGCAAATACTACAAGCAAAAAGGTTAATGGTGTCCCTAGTTGGTCAGAGTGCTTAGGGATCAACACATTCATGCACACTCAATTTTTGTTAGTTGGTCATAAAGAAGCAAATACTCAATATCTACACAGAGTAAATCAGATAGTGTTTAATAAATTTATGGCTGTCCCGGAAGTAGCTAGTTATTTCAAAGAATCAGGAATCATTACTACTCCTGCTGATTATTTCGTAACTCAGAGAAATGTACAACAAGAATATGATTTTTGGAAATCTAGGAAATGAACACCACTGGTAACGGTCATTATGTAGTAGATGGAAAAATTTACACTGATAAAATTCTTGCTATATTAGAAGCGCAAAGAACTAATAAAGAAATGTCTTGGTATTTTTATCAAGACATTTTCAGCAAAGTTAATTGGCAAGAAGAACCAGCAATGTCATTGCAGGAACTGTATAGAATACGTGCCCAACAAATACGTGACAAGTATGATTATGTGATTGTTCGTGTCAGCGGAGGTGCAGACAGCACAAATGTTATTTGGAGTTTTCTAAACAACGGCATACGTGTTGATGAAATAGTAGCAGACGCACCCATGTCTGGATTAAACAACTGGAATTGGAGTACTGACACATCGGCTAGCAATACAGTTAGTGAAACAAAATTTGCACAATTCCCATTGTTAGCAGAGATTGCAAGTAAGTTCCCGCAAGTAAAAATTTCTATTCACGACTATTTTGATGGTCTTAATAACATATCCGCAGAATTTTGGCATAGTAAATTTAACGAGATGATTAACCCTGCTGACAAGTTTGGACTTCAATCATTGCCGCACTTAGTTAAACTAGCAGAGCAAGGTAAACGAATTGGCGTTGTCATCGGTGTCGATAAACCACAGATTAGATTCCATGCTGACAAACACATCATAGTTGCTATCGTTGATAAAGTTGTGAACATTGGATCTAAAGATCCTTTTGACTATCCGTATCCTAACGTTGACAGAGTATTGTTCTACTACACCCCTGAATTACCCGAGTTGATGGTTAAGCAATGCCATGTGTTGTGCAATTTTATGTATAAACCAGAAAATGCCTGGTTAGAAAAAATTGTACGTGACATAAGTAACCCTAGACCACATACAGGCTTAGTAAATGAGTTAGGAGTACCCGTTCCCGCAAAGTCACCTAAGAGCATATATCAACGAAGCATCACGCCTATCATATATCCCGGCACGTGGGATGGTTCTGTCTTTCAGTGCGAGAAAGCAGATGGACAATTCATGGCATCACATAACGATTGGTTTTGGAAGCTACATAAGAATACAAACTTTGCTCAAATGATGGTATCGGAATTTAACAGCTTTTACAAACAATTTGACGATAAATACCTCTACACAGACAAGACTGGTTTTAAGATGTTCAGTCAGAATTACTTGATAGGCACAGTTGATAAATGGATGAAAAAATGAAACACTATACAAAATTAGATTGGCTACAAGTACCACAACACTTAGTACAAGAATGTATCGACTACGCAGAATCAAACCCTAACTCAGTGTGGATTGCTGCCAAAACGCAATCACCTACTAGGGTAGGGTACTCACAGTTCCCGGCTCCTGCTAACGTAGTAGCATGGGTCAGAGAAAATTTACCATTACCAGATACATGCAAAGTGATACTACAGCAGTTTTACGGTATTACTCAAGGTAATAAACATGTAGATGCTATACGAACAGCAGCCTACAACTACCTAGTGCTTCCTAATGATGCAACAACCTCATGGTTTGATGAAGACAACAATCTGTTAGAAAGTGTTCAGTATGAACCATATGTATGGTACAAGCATGATTCCTCAACCAAACATCAAGTTACTAACGTAAGTAGTACACGTTTAGCCATATCAGTATACGAACCAATAAATCGTAGTTCAACAAATATTTTATGAAAAATGAATTAGGTCACTATAAAGTAAATGGTATAATATACCCAACTAAAATTGAAGCAATACTAGAAGCTCAAAAGACGAAAGCAGAAGTTGAATGGTACTTTTTTGACGATAAATTTAGCAAGGTTAATTGGTTAGCAGAACCACTGCTCTCATTGGACACCCTCTATAAAATGAGGGCACAACAGATACGTGATGCGTATGATTATGTTATTGTTTTCTGTAGCGGCGGCGCCGATAGTACCAACGTAGTAAAATCATTCTTAGAAAACAATATACATGTGGACGAAGTAATTGCTATGGCTCCGCTAAGTGGCTTGTCAAACTTTGAGTTCAATGATAAAGATGTCTCAACAGAAAATACAATATCAGAAACAAAATATGCTCAACTTCCATTAATGCATGAGATAGCAACTAAGTACCCTAAAGTAAAAACAACAATCATTGATTCATTCAAGACAATGATTAACCCAGTAACAGATGAATGGGTACTTGACTGTCAGGGGGACTTCATAAATTCGTGGACACATTCTCATAGTAGACTAGACGAATTCAATAGACTAACTGATATGGCAGAAAATGGTAAGCGTATAGCTGTAGTGAATGGTATAGATAAACCAGTGTTAACGATGTTCCCTAACGGCGACATGTATACATTAATGTCTGATATCCCTGTAAACATACCTAAGCGACCATTTAGAAAAGAATATCCTAATGTGGATCGTATTTTGTTCTACTGGAGTCCTGATCTACCAGAGATGTTAGTTAAACAAGCGCATGTTATTGCAAGAGAGATACATAAGCCAGAAAATAGTATTGCATACAAGGCTATGATAGATTTAGCACAACTAGCAAGCATGAGGAAGATGCGTGTTCTAACGCCTGACGAGGCAATGAAAAGAATTTTACCTAGGAATAGAAAATTCAATTCAGATGTCCATGTAGCTTATTACAACCCGTTCGCTGTATACGAACGAAGCATAGTTCCTTTTATATACCCTAAAACTTATACTAAAAATTTATTTCAAGCAAACAAAGTAGACCCTACACAAACTTTCTTTGCACGTAACCACGACTGGTTCCACGAATTACATGGTAATACAAGAGCGAATCAACTATTTGAGAGTGACTTTTTAAATTTTTATAAGAGCATCCATCCAAAGTATCTAAATAATAGCTTAACTGGATTCAATCAAAATATCAAAGCCTATAAAATAGGAAATGCGTCAACTTTTAAACAACCAACTATATGAAGAAAATTCTGTCATTATTACTTTTCATCTTTACCTTTAACGTGAATGCTACGCAGACGGTACAAGTTTTTTGGCCCTATACCCTTGGTTCTAATCAAGCTACTATGGCTAGAACACTAGTGGATAACGCAAACAAAATACAAGACAAGTATCAATTTGTATTTGTCATGAAGCCCGGTGCAGGTGGCATTATTGCAGTAAACAGCACACTTAATTCACCCGGCCTTAACATTATGGTACACTCAAGTTCTTTTTATACAGTACCGTATAACATGAAGGACAGCTATGATGTTGACAAGTTCACTGTAGTAACAGAAGTATGTGTTGACAGACCTTTGGCAGTGTACAGTAAGAAGCTCACTGTTCTAACCGGTCACAACAAAGAATTGTCTGCCGGAATAACTCCTGGCGGAGTGTTGTCACTAGTGCCCAAGCTAATCAATAAAAACTCAACTAATGTTAAATTATTTGAAGTTTCCTACAAAGGTGCTACAGATTCTACAGTTGATTTGTTGTCAGGCATTCTAGACACCACAGTTGATTGGCTATCATCATATCGTACCCAAAGCAATCTAAACATATTAGGCATTACGGGCAAACGGTCTCTAGCAGGGGCAAAAACATTCCAAAGTCAAGGCATCAAAGGCCTAGACACGCTAGTGACTGATGTGTTAGTGTTAGCACCCAAAGGTACAGACGACAACGTGCTCCGAGAACTCAATGCTATACTGAATGAGAGCAACGCAGAAAAGCTAGCAACACTATGTCAAGATGACTTTGGTAGAATTAGCAAGCCATCTATGGTCAAGGCCGCAACGATCCATCAGGAAAACAAGCAGAAATGGCACAGCTTGTTGAGTGACTAAGATTATGGGCAAACAAAAATTTGACAACAATTCAAAAGGCATATATACTACACACATGTTTTGAGAAATCAGAGCAGAAAAGAATTTTTGAATTTTGGGCAGTTAGCTGAAAAAAAGTGTTGACACTATTTCACTTCTCTGCTATAATTCATACATGAATTGAGAAAAGGCACAAAAAAACAGCCTTAAAAGACAATTTTTTTAACCAGGACTAAATAACTTTACTATGAAAAACTTTACTTGTCAATCGCTAAAACATACGGGTCAGTGGCAGATAGCCTCTTTGACACCAGTGTTAGCCTTTGCGGGTAACATGTCAACACCGAGTATTCGCTCATATAATGATGAGGGGCTACCAGGGAGTTTCATAGAAGGAGCAGGTTACGCTTAAAGTAACTACTCTAACAAGATTATGAAACCCCTGGGAAACTAAAAAGTCTCAGGGGTTTTTGTTTGTGTTGTTAAAATACAACAAAAGGAAATTTGACAATAAATGGAAGTTGAAATAGAATTCAAGGCTTCTGACGAAAAGAGTGATTGGTTTAGCGATCATGTCTTAACGAAAGAGCAATTAGCACAATTGATCCGTAACAAGATTGAACGTGCAAGTCTCTATCAGCGCAAAGGTGACGAAAAGTTTTACTTTGATGACTGATAGAAAACGTGAATAGGCAACGAGAGCCGTAATACAGCGTAAAATGTATAGAATGGGCGGACAGGATACATGAACGTGTGGCGATAACGCACTAGTAAGACTCCTGGGTAGGGTATCAACCCTATCATGTCGTGTAGCAATACACGGCATTCTAAAACATACTATTTGCAGGAGGACAATGCCTCTGTAGCTACTGGGAACTCAGCGTGAAACTGGGGTAGTGCGATTTCACTAGTGTGTTTTAGAATGCTTACTACAGATGAACAGTACATGTATCCCTCTGACGGGTATATGCTGTAGTGACAGTTTTTATTCCGTATGAGCAAGCAGGGTGTATGCGCTTGACTGTTAATCAAGAATGAGCAAGGTTCGATCCCTTGATACGGAGCCAATTTTTAGGTGCGTTCATATAATGGTCATTATCTCGGATTGTCTATCCGAAGACGGGAGTTCGATTCTCCCACGCATCGCCAGTATTATGTTGGGGTATAGTGTAATGGCTTATCACATCGGGCTTTGAACTCGATAATCTTGGTTCGATTCCAAGTACCCCTACCAAGTTTATGCAGTTTATGTTTAGAGTAATATTCCTGAACATGAATAAAAACAGAAATGTTCTGCGCCAAGTTTTATCTCTATATAGCGTAATCTGGTAGCGTTCCTGATTTGGGGTCAGGAGGTCGAGGTTCAAATCCTCGTATGGAGACCAAAGTTTATACTCAGTTCGTCTATCGGTAAGGACGACAGCCTTTCAAGTTGTAAAGACGGGTTCGATTCCCGTACTGAGTACCAAACAACACCCGGTTAGCTCAATGGAAGAGCACACGACTGATAATCGTGCGACACAGGATCGTAACCTGTACTGGGTACCAAGTTTTGAGATAGACGTAGAGATTGAGTCCCTTGTATTCTAGTGCCCTAATCTTGAGCATGACACACCAGTAGAATTGTACAAGGTTAGCATAAACTCTCTCATACGAGACAACCCAGCGAGTCCTTAAGAAAGATAGTTGGTCTCTCAAAAACCTATTATGTGTCTTTAGCTGATGTGGTCATAGCGGCGGTCTGAAAAATCGTAGAAGCAGGTTCGATCCCTGCAGGACACACCAAACAATTTATGGGGGCAGTGCTGGGGCACGGGCGGGGTTTGCAACCTTGTTGACTAGATGAGTTCGATTCTCACGGCTTCCACCAATCTTATCTCTATATAGCGTAATCTGGTAGCGTTCCTGATTTGGGGTCAGGAGGTCGAGGTTCAAATCCTCGTATGGAGACCAAAGT